AGGGAGCGGTCAACATTGCTTGCTGCTATAAAATCAAATAGAAAGGCTTATGGGTTTGAAATCAAAAAAGACTTTTACACACAAGCTAATGAATTAATTAAAACAGCATTAGATGTTAAAAAATATGGGTATCCAAAATCAGATTTAGAAAATGACCCGGAAAGTTTTTTTGAAAGGTTAAACCAATGAACCAAAAAACAGAGCACCGTATAACCATATTCTTAAAACTATGTATAATAACAATACTCTCATTATTCGGGACGCTGTTGTTTTTGCAAATGAACGAGCCAAAACCGACATCTGAGCCACCGAAAACAAAAAGTGATATTGTGAGACCTTTTGTCAAAATTCACGGCGGAGATGCAAATTGTTATGGTCTTATAAATGGATATTGGGTTTATTGTGATTCGTTGCGAGTTTTCCGGGTTGAGGATTATAGGAAATGAATATACCATTTAAATTTCCACTTGACAGATAACACAATGAAAACGATTTTTGATTTGTATAGAGTGATGGTCTTGTTAGGTCGCAAGATAAAAATAAATTTACACGAAGCCTGCCGGGTAGTTGCCGATTTATCGGATGACCTCAATTATCTGACGGGCTTTTTTATTGCATAGTGGGGTCGCTATGGAAAACAAATTAAGCATAAAGTATTATCGCAGTTTCTATGAAATTTCAAAGGAACTGAACCAAAAACAGTTTTATGAATTTAATATTGCTGTTTGCGGAGTATTATTTTATGAAAAACACATAGACAATATACAATTTAAAGACAACCTTTTACAAATGTTATGGATTTCAATAAAACATTCTATCAAGGCAAGTATTAACGGCTACTGTAGCAAGAAAAACATAGACTATGACTCACTTTTTGCCACCCTTAATAAGGGGCTTAGTAAGGGGCTTAGTAACAAAGGAAAGGAACAAGGAATAAGGGATAAAGGAAAGGAACAAAGAATAATAGCACTCCCTGAATACCAAAAGATTTATTATAATTATGCAGTTTTTAAATATTCTAAAGAGTTTCCTATATGTAAAATAAAATGTGACAGTAATTCAGAGAATGATTATGAATATTGGAATAGTCAAAACTGGCTACGTAAAAAGAAGCCTATGGATATTAAAAAAACAATACAAACGGCTGTAAGAAAAGAAAACACTAAACTTAAAGACTGGACTGTAAAAACTAACCACAAACCTACAAAAGCAGAGATAGAAGCAGCAGCACGTGAGAATTTTTTAAAAAAAGGAAGGGAGATAATAGATGTTAAATCCAGAATTTCTTAAAATAATGGACAGATTGAAATCGGCTAATCTACCAACTTATTCTCTTGTTATGGATGAGTTGTTCTTAGATACTTGGTGGAAAATATTTCAATATACAGACGTTAGATTGTTTAAAAAAGCAATATTCCGTATAATGACAACCGAAAAACAATATCCGAGTGTAGCTGTTGTAAAGGAATATTTAGAAACCGAAGTAAACAAATCCAGAGAGAAGTTGAAAGGTCTTGAATACAAACCAAAACCAAATCCGCAAGCAGTTGCAGAAATTAGCAAAATAATAAATGATAGTTTAGGTCGTATGAATTTGAAAAAGAAAGTATCACAATGTAATGTCGAAACAAAAAAAATGTATGATGCTAAAAATAAAAAAAAGGAAAAACCAAGTGACGCATAATGTTATTTGTGCACTGCGCTTTAGCGAAGGCACAATTGTTACCCGCTGAAACGGGGCTAAAGAATTAAGGAGAGACAAAGATGAACGAAAAGTATAAATCAAAACTCGTTGAATTAGAAGAACGAATCGAGGAATTGGAATCAGAAGCGTTTATTGATAGTATGCTTAACGAAGCATTAGCAAAACTTGAAAATGAGAAATCAGACAAACCCTATTTCGCAGACGCAAAAGTCGGGGATAAGGTTTGGGATTTAGTTTATGGTGAGGGAGAAATAACAGACGTTGATAATTGTCTGATTTGTGTTGTATTCCCTATGTTTATGAAAAATTATTATATAAGCGGAAAAGAATTACACAGCGATCCCATCCAACGCCTCTTCTACTATAACAGGCGACCTATTATTATAGAAAGAGACAATCAGTCGCTTTTAACAACAGATGAACTTATTAAAATCACAAATATTGCAGGAAGGCAGCAGTATTCCGAATGGATAAATCTTGTTTAAACTAACCGAACAACCCGAAGTGTTGTTCTCTAAACTTGGGGAAGAAGAGTTTATCAATAAGGATTTCAGTTCCTTCAATGCTTTTTACGACCAAAGAACTGGCATTGTTATCTTTGTCGGAATCGAGAGCGATTATCCTTTGTCGCTGCCCATAATGTGAGGGTGTGCCACTGCTTTTCGGGTGGACACCTATGTTATGCGATGCGATAAAAGGAAAGTAAAATGAAAGAATACTTGCAAACTAAAAATGGTAAATTATATCTTGTGGATAATTTGGAATATATGAAGACAGTACCAGATAATTCTTTTGATTTAATTGTAACATCTCCACCTTATAATTTTGGTGGTTTTAATCGAGATGGTAGGAAAAAACAATATGATAATTATTCAGATAATATGGATAATGATAAATATAAAAAATGGATTAAAACAATACTTGTTGAGTGTGCCAGAGTGTTAAAAGATGGTGGTGCTTTATATTGGAATCATAAAAGTAAATTTGAAAACCACCAATGCAAACACACATTTTGGATAATTGACGAATGCCCTTTATATTTCGCTCAACATATTGTATGGAAATATCCAGCTTCTCCCGATGTTGCCAAAATTAAATGGTATCCGAGAAAAGAAGATGTGTTTTATTTTACAAAAGGTAAACCGAAATATTTTAATGAAGATATGGCAAAAATGACAGATGTATGGAATATAAACCACCAAGAAAAAAATAAACATCCTGCGCCTTTCCCCTCTTCTTTTGCTGAAAGGTGTATTTTGGCATCATCGAAGGAATGGGAAAGAGTGTTTGATCCATTTATGGGCAGTGGAACAGTAGCAAAAATGTGTGAGAAATTAAACAGGTATTGGATTGGTTGCGAAATATCAAAAGAATATTGTAATCTAACCGAAAGAAATGTAGTAAATGAAATGCGACAAGGTAAACTAAGTTTCGCATAACGGCTGGACGCTCTGTTTTAGCAGAGGTCGGCTGTTATGGGAAATTTCTTGACACGAAAAGGATGGGAAACAAAACTTACAATGTAAGTTCTTTAAAAGATAGGATGTAAGGAATGGAAAAGAAGCAGGAATTAAAGGAAATGAAATTAACATCACAGTACAAACTCCAATTGTAAAAAAGATTAATACAATAGTGTATGTCGTAAATGGGGTTTTTAAAATTTATATTTTTTGACATATTCCATTTTATAGGAGGATTAGATGCATTATAAAACATTAGTAGATATATTCATTCACCAAAGGATAGATAAAGGCACAATTATAGATGTTAAAGGGATAGAGTTTATTCAAGGTAATTTAATATTACTGAGTGATTGTGGTTCTATACCCGGCAGTGTTATGCCGTTTTTGGAAAAGGTGGAATAAATGAAAATACCACAAATTAAAGACAAAATCCGTAAACAATATCCACACGTTAAATTCAAGGAAGTAAAAGAGGGAGATATAACGTTCCTATTCACAAACTTAGAAGATGAAGAGTTGCACGATGCTGACTATAACCATTTATGTAACAATTTAGAATCACGATCTGATGTGCCGGTTAGCATAGAATTTAATGCACAAGCGAGGTAAATAATGCCAAACAAATACAACAAAAAACCAAATGGGAAGAACGACACAGGGAAACCGGCTAAATATGAAACAATAGAAGAGTTAGATTCTAAAATCACTGAATACTTTGAAACAAAATGTAAAGATGAATATGTAACAGACGAAGTAGGAAACGTGATGACTACTAAATCGGGGACTCCTATTGTAAAATATAATCCGCCAACCGTATCAGGACTCACTTTGTTTTTAGGATTTAGTGATAGAAAGGCGCTATATGACTACAAACCAAAACCTTACTATACAGACACAATAAAAAAAGCAATCACTTTTATAGAGGCTTATGCAGAGAAACAATTGCACATAGGGAACAGTGTAGGAGCTATATTTTGGCTCAAAAATCACGGTTGGATAGATAAAAAAGAAGTTGATGTCAAAGATGACCGAGCAATCGAAGCCGAAAAACAACGTAAAATAGAAGAATTGCTTAACGGGATAGATAAAAAGTGAACTTAGCTATACTTTGTGTCGGAACGCTCATTTTCGAGAGTTCTTTATTGATGCGGGCAAAATGCTATTCTCGTAGTGCTAAAACAAAAAGCGATAAATTGCGTAAGTGTTTTTGAAATGTATTGTATGATTTGTGGGATATACATCACCCAACGCCACACGCTTTGCCAGATGTGTAAGGCTAAAATTAAGATGGAGGATAACGATAATATGGTAAGTAAGCGTGATATGGATGAGATGAAAATGATAGAGAGACACAGTAATTATTATGACAAGTATATAGGATATTTAAAAGGAAATGTTTAAACTAACCGAACAACCCGAAGTATTACTCTCTAAACTTGAAAAAGAAGAGCGCAAACAATTAGCTGAGTATATAATTGAACATCCTCGTGAGTGTTATGTACCGAATGGGGAGAATGAAAAGTTTATCCGTACCGTAGCAAATTCAACCGATGAGACAGACGTTCCGATAATAAACTGTACTTTCGGAAACGGTGTTGGGAAAACTACGTCAGCACTTGAATTGATTTACAATATTATAGACCCGTGTAATGGTTGGTTTGATTTCCCTACATTTACAAAATGGAAATATCCTAAGACAATTTGGTATGTTACAACTCCCGCTGCTCTCAAAGATAAAATGGAACAGCTTGCCAATATGTTCCCATCGAGCAAAACATACACAAAATTATTTCCTGATGCCAAAGCCACAAAAGAATCAAAGAATTATATAGCAAAGATAAAAGTAAATGGATTTACTATTTACGGTTGGAGTTTTGAACAAGCAGCTACAGAGTTTGAGTCTGCAAATGTGGGTTTGATTATAAACGATGAACCTGCTCCTGAGGCAATTTGGAAAGCTGAGAAGTCTCGTAGGCGTATGGGATGTATATCTATTAATATAATGACACCGCTTTACGTAGAACCATACATCATAAACGAATATGAGAAAGCTATGATTGAGGGGCGCAACACTCACTTCCACATAGAGGGTTCGGTCTATGGAGCTTGTAAAAAACGTGGAGTAAGAGGGCATTTAGACTCTAAAATAATTGATGATATGGTTGCAGATTATGATCCTGATGAACGAGAGGCAAGAGTTTACGGCAGGTTTATGTATTTTTCATCACATATATATCCTACTTATGATGAAGCAGTCCACGTTGTAGATGATTTAGAAATTCCTAAAGGTTCAATCTTGAAAATGATAAATGACCCGAAAGATGGTAAGCCTGATGCAGTAATTTGGATGTATGTGTTTCCTAATGGGCGTAAATATATAGTTGATGAATATCCTTTTGAGCAGAACCAGTATTATTGGGAGATGAAAAAGCCTCGTACAATTTATGATATGGTTAAGGATTGGTACGCCAGAGAGATTTCTTGTGGTTATAAAGTAAATCGTAGAATAATGGACAAACGTTTCGGTTGGCAAACGAGGGGAGATACTTGTCTTGCTCATTTGTATTTGAAAGAAGCTAAAAAATTAAGCGATGAAATCAATGAAAGGGTCGAAATGACGTTTATAGAAAGCTACACGGCTTCCGGCTTCAAAGAGGGAGAAGTACATTACGGGCACAAAGAGGTTCGCAAAGCACTTGGAATACAACCTGATGGACTTCCTAATCTGCTTATAAAAAAGACTTGTTTCCACACACGTAACGGAATGAAAAACTATATCCGCAAACACGACACAACTAAAGCAAGTAGTGATAAAGCAACAACTGACAGCAAGATAATAGAAAAATATAAAGATTTACCTGACTGTGTAAGAATGGGTGAATGTGATGGGTTGAATGTAAAAGCTAACAAACCAAAAACAAAACGCAAACCTTTTCAGGGTGGAGTTTATGGGAGTTTAAGATGACAGAGAAAGAAAAGTTTTTCAACAGTGAAGATTTGTGCGCCAAATGTAAATATACCGACAAAGAACGAGCGGAAAGTCATCTTTGCCAAACGTGCAATGTGTATAAAGGTAAAAAGAAAGGCAAATAATGGGAAATTATGCTGCGGTTCTTTCCCAGTTTTCCTTAGACTTTCGCAGATATATATGTTATGTGTTTTGCATTAAACAAATAGGAGATTGAAGATGGAAGAAAATAAAGAATATATAGGTGAATTGTACAAATTATTCCCAGATATGCTTAATGGCGATTTTGAATTGAACGAATTAATTGAAAGCATTAAAAACTTAAAAGATAGATTCCCGCAATACAGCAACTTTTATTTTGAAGATATTGGCTGTGATGAAGTTATATATACGCTGTACGGAATAAAAAACACATAATGGGAAATTATGCTGCGGTTCTTTCCCAGCTATCTAAAGAATTTGTAAACCTATGAGTTTTCAGAGAGTTTTCGGGTGGTTAGACTTTCATTTACTCTAAACGTTTACTCACAGTGAAATTAATTAGATACACACTCCATCGACACGAGCCAAGATACAATCTTAGCCATAATGCACTTCCTTCGTGAATCGGCTGTTATGGGACAAACTTAACAAACAGCTTGACAAAAAATTCTTACAGAATTCAGTTGACGTATAAGTGAAAAGAGTTAAGTCTCACGTTTGAGAATTACAATGGTTTTATAGTCACCTCCGGCTCAGACGTGAGCATTTAAAAGGAAAAACAATGAAAGTATCGCTCACAGAATATTTATCAATGCTTGCAGATTTCAACAAGAATATATCTATATCCGGGTTTCACGGGCAAGTTGAGACGAATTGGAATATAGAGAATGTGAAGAACTACAATGTAAAGCAAAGTTTTCTACAGAAGGATTTAACAAAAGAATAAATTAGTATTAGCAAATAGAAGTGAAATAGCAACAACCTAATAAAGGCTTGCTCTCGTAATTGAGGGTGAGTCTTTTTTATTTATGGGGAATTATGAAATATACTCAGTATTTAGAAGACAAAGAAAAAGTTGAGATAGTAGATATAAAAGAGAAGCTATCCGAAGATCAAACCGCAAGGGATGATTGGGATTCTCAGGCAGAAGATGGATGGAGAATTCGGAACAATCAACTTCCGCTCGGAGAATCCACCGAAGAACTAAAGAACAATAAAGGATTCTGGTTTATTGACAATTGGGTGAATAAATCTTTTAAGTGGGTCAATTCATATTTCACGGGTGCAGATGTTTATGCAGAGGTTGAGAGTGAGAGTGGTATAATCGAACCGAATATGGAACTTGTCGAGAATACAGTCAATTATGCAAAAGATAAAGACGGCTTTACCAATAAAGTATCTGCTGCTTATTTTGATGTTCTTTACACAGGGATAGGTGCTATACGTACTTTGTTTAATCATTTTAAAATAAACAGCTTTTGGAAAACGGGAACTCCGGAGATTGAACAAATAGACTCCCGCAATGTATGGTTTAAATGCACCGACAGTAATCTTACAAATGTGGTTCGCACCTTTCACGGTGAAGCAATGGACACC